CTGGTTCCTTATATTTAGGAATCTCTTCTTGTCTATACTCCTCAAGTAATTTATCTACTTGTTTCTGAAGTTTTAGAATTTCTGGGTCTTTTGTTTTCATACTATTCCAATGGCGGATTACGCCAGAGCATATAAATAAGTTAGTGATTAAGGTTAGATATAAACAAAAATTTTTAACCAATTTGTGGGGCTGATAGTGCAACTTGTAGTGAGATTGCAGCCATTAAAATACACCGGGAATAATTTGACCGGTTGTTGCGTAAGCTCCTAGAGCTGCAACTATGCCAAGCATTGCTGCCCAGCCATTAAATCTTTCTGCTTCTGGTGACATTAGTTTTTGTTTGGGTAATAATTGTATGGGTGGTTCGTACGCATACTCATTTTCTAGTAGCGTATCTAAATCTTTTGTTTTCATTTTTTGGGTGGTCTACCTTTTTTAGTTCCGTAGGTTCCTTTGCCTTTCGGTGCCATAATTAAAATTTAAGGTTTGATCTTTCTAGCTTTTGATATATATCCTGACGGTATGCTTCGTCCCTTTCATAGCGTGGGTCATTCATTGCTTGAACAACTTCAGCTTGACTACGGAATACATCGCCAGAAGTTTTTGCTGACTTACCTGATAGAAGTCTTCCTTCATATCCATTAGCAGTTTCATACTGAGCTTTTAATCCAGCTACAGCTAATTGAATAATTTCTACATCGCCATTGTTTATTAAATTATCAAACGCATTGCGACGTTGTTCAGGTAAATTTTGAGCAGCCCAACTGATTATGTTGTCGTACTCTTTATCTCCTCCAACTGAATTTTTAATACTATTAATGTCTGATTCACTTAAATCTTTTACGGTTTCAGTTTCTTGTTGTGGAGCATTCTTTTGTAGTTCCAAATAAGCACTAACTAAATCTTGACTACTCATACTAGAAAACTTTTCAATAGTTTCTGGTGATAAAGTATTGTCATTTTTATAGTACTCAGCTGATGCTTCATTGATTAAAGATAAAGCTGGGTTACTTTCCTCTTCTGTTTTCTCTTCAGCTTCTTCAGTTGATGCTTCGGTTTCTTCTTCTGAGTTACTACCTAATTTCTTTTGTAGTTCAACGTAAGCTTTCTCTAACTCTTCAGCATTCTGGAACTTACCAGCAAGAAGTTGTTGTTCTTCTTCTGCTAATTTTTCACCTACTTGTAATGCTTCCTGTTCTTGTTCGTTCAGTTCAGGTGCATCAGCAGGGGTGGAATCATAAGTAAGTGTTTCTGCCATGGTCTATTACTTTTAAATTACCTAGACCAACACGATTAACTTGATCAGGATCAACACCGATAGTAGGTTCACCAACCTTTGGTTGTGGTGAGTACTTAGTTACTATTGCGTTGTCTGTATCTTCGCTTAGTTTAGGCTGTTCAATTTTTGGCTTAGGTTTACTCGCCACCTTCGTCGGGCGAGAGGGCTTCACCTTGTCCAAGTTGTTCTCCTATAGTGGGGTTTTTTTGAGGATCCATTAATGGTGCATTAACCATTTGTCCTGCTTGATCTACTAAAGATTGCTGTGCAATTTGTGATTGCTGTTGCTGTAGTTCTTGTTGTATCTGTTGTTCAGTTTTAACAAGGTTAAGAACATCAATACCTTGTGCAGCTGCCAATCTTTTAATAGCTTCTGAAGGACTTATGTATTGCATCAATGCTTCTGGACCTAATGTCTGAGCGATAGTTGTTATGAAAGCTGTGAGACTTTCTCTATCTTGCCCTCTTCCTAAAGCGTTCACACCAGCAACTATCTGTGGCCGAACTAAATCTTTAGGGATAGAAGGTATTTCTTTATTTCTTTGTAGTACTAATAAAACTCTGTTTAAATAAGGTCGTAAAAATTCATCTGTTAACAATGAAAATATTCCGCCAAGCTGTTGTTCCAGTTCTAACTGTGTGAGGCGTACCTCTTCAGCAGTAGTTCTTTCACTTTGCCTTATGTTTAATTGCATAAATGCATCAGCTATTCTTCTTTCTAAAGCTTGAGCCATGTTAGCGGCTGTAGAAAAATCAGCTGTTTTACCTACTTGTACTACCTGTACATCTTCAGCACGTCCTTGGACGATTGCTCCGTTACCAGCTTTCGCTAGGGTAGCTGGCTTAGTTGTTGAGGATGGTGAAACTAAAAATACAACTTTAGCAGCAGCTGAACTTCCTTCGACTAGAGCTTGAGATAATCCTTCAAGTGATCTTAAGTCGCCAATAAACTCTTCTACTCTGCCACGTCCGTAATCTTCTCCATCAACCGTATTGAACCTTAATGGTAACCAAGGACTTGCATTTTTAGGGGCTGTACTTCTACTGCCTTCAATAATTTTATCGAATACTTCTTGATGCCATACCCATCTACCACTTTTTTCGTCAAGCTTAACGCAAGTGTAGACTTCGACATCATCATCATCTGAGCCTGTCTTATACCCACCATCACCGGGATGATTAGGTTGGGGTTCTGGCAGCTCGACACCGAGAACCTTACGACTGATAAGTTCTTTTGTATATATCTCTAATACGTTAGAGTTGCCGTCACGATTGACGACATACCTATTTAATGGAAAGTTCTTAAGTCCATCTTTACCCATAAATATTAAAGCATTACCACCAACAATTAAATGTTTTAAAGCTTGGTGTACAACCACCCGATCACTAGAAGCTGCGATGTAATCCATAATCATTCTTTCCATTTTGGAGAATGAAAGATCTAATTCACTTCTAATTTCTGGTGGTATCTCTTCCCCTAACTTGTCATCTCTTAACTGAAGTTTAAAAAATGTAGTTTGGGGAGGTAGCAATGCGAGCATTAGTTTGGCTGCTAAAGTTACAACCGCTTTGCTGCCCACGCTTTGCCATGGTTTTACTAATGATTTATGGTTAGGATTCGTACTTAAGTCATCCTTAATTAGGTATGGTAACGTAAGAGCTGAGCACTCAACCGCGGTGTCCAAGAACTGAGAACGATTGTGGCTAAGTTGTGTATATCTCTCACGTGCATTCATACGTTCATGCCTCCGGAACCTTGATCGGTAGGAGTGTTAAGACCTGTATTACCTAAAGGTATTTTTAAAGATTTAGTTCCTTTAGAAAATGGGTTTTTATCTTTTTTACTTTGAGCTCTTTTTACTTGTGCATTTATAGCAGTTGTTTTCTTTTCCTCCGGCACTGGTAAAGGAGCTGGTGGAGGTGGAGGTGGTAAAGGAGCTGGGGGTAGTGGTGCTGGTGCAGGGGTAGCCCTGCCTCTTCCTAAACACATGTTAAATTTCCTCGTCCATAATGGATCTTATATATTCAATAACGCTGGCTTGACCAGCACGGTACATGATTGTCTGTACATCTTCTTTGGGATGGATTGGTTTCCAACCGAAGTTTTCTTCTAGCTTTGTAAGTAACTTATCGAGTCTGTCGTTATGTAACTTAAGCGTAGCTAGGGAGATTCCTGTTGTCATGTTCAAAGAATGCTGGCATACGAGCTGACTTGGTGGCAGAAAGCTGTGGAGCTTTGCCTTCATACATCAACCGATCACTCGCATCCAGCCAAAATTTTTTGTCCAAATATTTATCGGTTGTATTTTCTTTAAGGGGTTGCATTACCCATGCAATAGTTGCTTTCCGAAGTTTATCCAAAGAGTTACTAGGAATAAGCCCCAGCTCACGACATACAAGACTATTAGTCGCAACGTGGATTTGTTCATCTCTGGAAATATCAGCTGATACTGTTCTAAGAGCAGCATCACCAGTAAACCTAAACAGAGGCAGTAGAACAAAGAATATAGCTCGTTCTGCAACCAAGGCTTTTGTAATGGTGTGGTCTGGGTGTTGTATCCAAGCATCTCTTAATAGTTTTCCTTCGTTTTCAGCAGTTGGATCAGAACCATGGGATTCAATAATGAAACCCAAAGCTTTATCATGTTTGATCTCGTCTTTAACGTTTGACTTAAGAAGTGTCCTCGCTGACTGCGGGACTTCTTTCTCCAAACCTTGTGCAATAAATTCTCCAACTGGTAGCTCCATATGACGTATTGCCAGAGCACGTTTGATGGTTTCTTCAGCACCTTCTTTTACTTTTCCTTTTGTGGGTTGGACGGGAGTCCAAGTTCGTTTTCTATTTAATAATTTTTCGTAGGGATTCATTGTTCGCAGTCACATTCAATTTTCATTGCTGGATCCGGTTTGAAATTTGGATCAGGTTCCCTACTAAACAATTCTCCTAAGTAATTATCAACTTCAAGTTCATCTAAAGCTGCATAAGCATCGGTTTTATCTTGAACGTCGCTCATTACTTGAAGACTGTAGTAGAGCGAAGTTTGTGGTGATTTTAACCACTCTTCGATAAATGCCTCATCATAAATCACCATGTCACTCCAAGAATTGAAGCTATAGCCATGAAGCAATCCGGTTCGTTCGAGCATGATCATGATCTGATCTGCTACACGTTTATATGTCTCCCATCCAACTTCGGATGCGATCTCAACGTTGCCATATTCAACTTTCTCTATTCCAAATTCACCTGAATCTCTATCCACTGTCTTTGAAATAGGTGGAGCAATCTCTGGTGTTGCAGTAAATCCATTTATGTCTTTACTTCTGTATGAACAACTGGCAGTTGGAGCTATGGCAAATGCTCTAACCATGTTGTTTTCTCTTGCTATGTTTGCTGCTTCTTGTACGCCCAGAAAAAGTTCGCGTGCAGCTAGTCCCGCGATACCATCGTAACTCTCAGCATTGTTAGTTGCTTCAAGAGCTTCGCCAAACTGGGCGTAAGTTATGTTGTTGTTTGCTAAGAAGTTGGCTAGACCTAAAAGTCCAAACCCTACTTGCCTGTCG